CGATCGGCGTCAACATGGTTCCCATTGTGCCTGACATCTCAGGTAATGACAAGGGATAACGGGTAATTAGTTTTTGTGTTAGGGAATTTCCCTAACATTCTGGCCGGACGATACCCACCCGGAGGGGGGAGGCCACTTTGGCGGATGGTCCCATGCGCGCGTATTGGTTTGCTATTCCGCGTCAACAGCCTTATAGCCCGTTTTTTCTTCAACACAATTAACCAATTTTTACACCCCCCTCCCCCACCCCCCTCATTTATAGAAACACCCCCCTTAGGAGTCCCAACCTCCCCCTTGCAAAAATTATCTTTTTTATATAAATTCCAATAAACAGTCCAAGGACTTGCGAAGCTATGAGCATAAATATTTCACCAGAATACGGTGTGCCGCTATCCGACCCTGCAGATAAGCTGCCGTTTGACATACGTCTTGAAGCAATGGTTGAGACCGTTGCAGATTTAGAACGTGCGGGTCTCGACGTCAGCCCCACTGACGAGGATAAAGAGGTTGCTGCAGTCATTACTCGCGCTTTTGCCGCCGACCAGCAAAAAACCTCTACACAAGTCAATACAATTAAGACTTCGACGTTAACGCCTGCTTCCCTGCTACACATCCGCTCGTATCTTGACGAGTTTGGAAGAAATGTGGTGCATCAAGCGGTGGAGTTACGCAATCTTGTCACCAATAGGTTGCTGGAAGAGTCTCAAAATCCTGATCCTCGTATCCGGATCAAGGCACTGGAGCTGCTCGGTAAGCATTCGGATGTTGGACTCTTCACAGATCGGTCAGAAGTGACTATCACGCATCAGACAACCGACGAATTACGGAACAAGTTAAGGGAAAAACTGCAAAAGTTGACCCGGACCACACAAAAAATCGACCCTGCTAACGACATAATCGATGTCGATGCCGAGCTAGGACTGTCTGAAAAAGAAGTTTGGGTAGCTGAAGATGCAGTTTCTGAGGAAACTGATACCAACCATGCTAAGTGACACCCCATTAGATTTTACAGAATACGAAGTCCAGCAGATGCTGGACAATTTGGACGCTTTTTCTCCGGAAGAACAGGCTGAAATTCTAAAAATCACGGATATTTTGGAGAAAAGACAACATGCGAATGCATGTATTGATGATTTGATTGAGTTTTGCAAGCATATGCAGCCGGATTATCTGGTTGGGAAACACCACCGGAGGCTGGCAGACCTGCTTATGAAGATCTCTGCAGGGGAAGAAGACCGGATTTGCGTCAATATGCCCCCTCGCCACGGTAAATCTCAGCTCGTTTCAATCTATTTTCCGGCTTGGTTTATGGGTAAGTACCCCAATAAGAAGGTGCTGATGGTGTCGCACACCACAGATCTTGCGGTTGATTTTGGTAGAAAAGTACGTAATATTATCGATTCTGCTGCATATAAAGAGGTTTTTCCACATGTCAGTCTTGCTTCTGATTCCAAGAGTGCCGGTCGATGGAACACTAGTGCAGGGGGCGAGTATTTTGCTTGCGGTGTGGGGTCCGCTCTAGCTGGACGAGGTGCAGATTTGCTTCTTGTAGATGACCCTCATAACGAGCAAGACATTATTAATGGAAACTTTGACGTCTTTGACAAAGCCTACGAGTGGTTTACGTATGGTGCTCGGACACGTTTGATGCCGGGTGGACGTGTTGCCATTATTCAGACTCGTTGGCATCAGGATGATTTAACAGGGCGCGTTACACGAGACATGGTACAGAACGAGCGTTCTGACCAATATAAGATTGTCGAGTTCCCTGCCATTCTAACTGTCGAGGATAAGAAAACTGGGGCGACCAAACAGAAGCCATTATGGCCGGAGTTCTTTAATCTCGATGCCTTGTATCGAACCAAAGCGTCGATGCCGCTTTTTCAATGGAACGCCCAGTATCAGCAGAACCCAACGGCTGAAGAAGCCGCCGTAATCAAGCGGGAGTGGTGGAAGATTTGGAAGAAAGAAGATCCGCCCGATTGTGAGTACATCATCATGAGTCTTGATGCGGCGGCTGAAACCCACAACCGTGCAGACTATACTGCAATCACGACTTGGGGCGTTTTTTTCAATGAAGAAACAGATGCCCATAATATTATTCTTCTGAATTCAATCAAGGACCGGTTTGAGTTTCCAGAACTCAAGCGTAAAGCCTATGAAGAATGGAAGGAGTGGGAGCCTGATTCGTTTATTGTGGAAAAGAAATCCGCAGGGACTGCCTTATATCAGGAGATGAGGCGGACAGGTATACCGGTTCAGGAGTACACTCCGCACAGAGGGACGGGTGATAAGTTAGCCCGTTTAAATTCTGTTGCCGATATTATCTCGTCAGGACTGGTGTGGGTGCCAGAGACGAGATGGGCTGAAGAAGTAGTTGAAGAGCTTGCCGGTTTTCCGTTTATGAGTCATGACGATCTGGTAGACTCGACGGTTATGGCATTGATGCGGTTTAGGCAGGGTGGGTTTATCAGTCTACCTAATGATTACAAAGATGAGCCTTACAGTATGTATCGCTCGCGTGGTCGTAACAAGTACTATTAAGTACACCTCAGGATAAATCATGGCAACCAACAGCATGACCCCCAGTCTCTACGCTGCCCCTATAGGGATTGCTACCTTAGAAGAGGGGGAGGACATGGGTCCTCTTGAGATTGATATTGTCAATCCCGAGTCGGTTACTCTCTCGGATGGGAGTATGGAGATTACTCTTAACCCTGAGGATATTGAAGAAGAGGGTGAGTTTGATGAGAATCTCGCAGAGAGATTAGATGAGGCAGTTTTATCTAATCTTGCCTCTGAATTAATGGGTCTCGTTGATGCGGATGTGACGGCACGTAAAGACTGGGCCGATATGTATGTCAAGGGCTTAGAAGTGCTTGGGTTCAAGTACGAAGAGCGGACCGACCCGTGGGAGGATGCCTGCGGGGTGTATTCAAATCTGCTGGCTGAAGCCGTGATTCGTTTTCAAGCAGAGACAATGAGTGAGACGTTCCCTGCAGCAGGTCCAGTTAAGACTAAGATCTTAGGCGAAGTAGATCGCCTGAAAGAACAGGCTGCGGAACGAGTTCGGGCAGATATGAACTACCAGCTCACTGAGCGCATGGTGGAGTATCGGTCAGAGCATGAGCGGATGCTGTATTCATTAGGTCTTGCGGGCTCGGCGTTCAAGAAAGTTTATTATGACCCCCGGTTGCGACGGCAAGTCTCGGTCTATATACCTGCAGAAGATGTGATTATTCCCTACGGGGCTTCTCATATCGAGAACGCTGAGCGTGTGACCCACATCATGCGTAAGACTAAAAACGAGATGCGACGGCTGCAGGTTGCAGGTTTTTATCGGGACATCGAGCTGGGTGAGCCCGTAGACTTTTTCACTGACATCGAAAAGAAAAAATCGGAAGAGGGGGGTTACACGCTCTCGAACGACAATAGGTATGCGGTTTACGAGATCCATGTGGACTACTGCCTCCCAGGTATTGATGAAGATGAAGATGAGGACGGTCTTGCCAAACCTTACGTTATCACAATTGATAAGGGAACTTCTCAAGTTCTCTCAATCCGACGTAACTGGGACCCGGATGACGAGCTGCAGTTAAAGCGGCAGCATTTCGTTCATTACATCTACATCCCCGGGTTCGGGTTCTACGGCTTGGGGCTCATTCATATTGTGGGTGGGTATGCGATTGCTGGGACGTCAATCATCCGTCAGCTTGTGGATGCGGGGACACTTGCAAATTTACCCGGGGGTTTGAAGTCCAGAGGCTTGCGGATCAAGGGTGATGACACACCGATTGCTCCGGGTGAGTTCCGGGATGTGGACGTGCCGAGCGGGTCGATTAAAGACAACATCATGACGATTCCGTATAAGGAGCCGTCGCAAGTCCTCGCTGCACTTTTGGAAAAGATTACGCAGGAAGGTCGGAGACTCGCTGCGATCAGCGATATGAACATCTCCGACATGAGCGCGAATGCGCCTGTCGGTACCACACTTGCCCTTCTTGAGCGGACTCTCAAGCCCATGTCTGCGGTTCAGGCACGGGTTCACTTTGCGATGAAACAGGAGTTCAAGCTCCTGAAAGAGATTATTGCCGAGTATGCGGATGAGCCATATGACTATATTCCGGAGGGGGTGGACCGGCGGGCGCGGTCTGAAGATTATGCAGTAGTTGAGGTAATTCCAGTTAGCGACCCGAACGCGACCACAATGGCTCAGAGGGTGGTGCAGTATCAGGCTGCGTTCCAGATGGCGCAGCAAGCTCCACAGATTTATGACCTGCCATACCTCCACCGGCAGATGCTGGACGTGCTGGGTATAAAGAATGCGGACAAGATCGTGCCGCTTGCAGATGACCAGAAACCCCGCGATCCGATCAGTGAGAATATGGGTGCTTTGGTTGGGAAACCGTTAAAAGCGTTTATTTATCAGGACCACGACGCGCATATTGCGACTCATATGTCGTTCATGCAGGACCCGATGATCGCGGCTTCAATCGGTCAGAACCCGATGGCGCAGCAGATTATGGCTTCGCTTCAGGCGCATATTGCTGA